GAAGAGTGCTTAAAAAAAGAATCTGACGATAGAGTAAAAAAAATAGTTGACATGCGATACGGTTCACCTAATAATAAGCTCACTCCTTGGAGAGCTATCGCAAATAGTCTTGACCTTAGCATTCAAGGATGTATAAACATTCACAATAAGTTTATAAACAAAGTAAAGAGCGAAATAAATTATGTATAATTCAGTAACAGCAGCAGCCTATTTGGTAAAAGATCCAGTAGTTCGTAATACCAGCAATGGTAAAAAAGTAGTCAGCCTTCGTGCTGGAATCTCAACATCAAACGCCAAGACTAAGTGTTTCGTAGATATCGAGTATTGGGATAAAACAGCAGAAATCGCTGAGAAATATCTCTCCAAGGGTAGAGAATTTATTGTAAATGGAGAGCTTTGTATGTCATCTTGGGAAAAAGATGGTAAGCAATTTAGCAAATACTTTATTCGCGGTAAAGACCTCCAGTTTCTAGGCTCAAAGAAGTCTGAAGATGGTGATTCTAATTCAGGATCAGGTGGTGGCGATAGTGATGACGTTCCATTTTAAATGAAACTTCTTTTAGAAGCACCTCTGAATAGCCTTAGTTTCGGTAATGTTTCTTATAACATTATTAAGGAATTACAAAGGTTAGATGTTGAGATAGGTTTATTCCCTACGGGGGGTAAAGTAGACCTCGATGCATTCGATGTTGGTGAAGATTTAAAAGAATATATTCAGAATGCTGTAAACGAAAGATGGAGTTTTGTTGATAAAGAGATTCCATCTTTAAGGCTTTGGCATTTTAATGGGTCTGAAAATAGAAAGAATAAAGATCAACACCTGTTTACTTTCTATGAGTGTAGTGAGCCTACTAAGATTGAGAAGGCTACTTGCGCGGTTCAAGATTCTACAATTTTTTCCTCTACATATGCAAAAGATATGTTTGAGGAAGAAGGTTGTAATAACACCCATTTCATACCTTTAGGTTTTGATGAGGAGTTTAAAAGGACTGACAGGGAATACTTGAAAGATATTGTCCATTTTGGTCTAATGGGCAAATTCGAAAACAGGAAGCATACCAAAAAAATCATCCAAACTTGGTTGTCTAAATATGGTAATGATCCTAAGTATCAATTGTCTTGTTGTATAAACAATCCATTCTTCAAACCAGAACAAATGCATGGTGTTTGGCAGGATATTACTAAAGGTGAAAACTATAATAACCTTAACATTATACCCCACCTTGCAAAGAATGCAGAAGTAAACGAACTCCTTAACGCTATAGATATCGACCTCACTGGTTTGTCTGGTGGAGAAGGTTGGAACTTACCTGCATTCAATGCTACTTGTCTTGGTAAATGGAGTATAGTCCTAAATGAAACTTCTCATAAAGATTGGGCTACAAAAGACAATTGTATTTTAGTTGAATCTACAGGTAGAACTATTCCTAGTGCAGATGGGGTGTTTTTTAATAAAGGTTCTGATTATAATCAAGGTAACTTCTATGACTGGGATGAAGAAACCGTCATCAAAGCTATGGAAGAAGCTGAAACTAAAGTGGGACAAATTAACGCAGAGGGAGTCAAATTGGGAGACACTATGACTTACAAGAAGACTACTGAAGCTATTTTATCCCTTATCTACAAGGGAAAATGATTTGGCACAAGTAGTGTTATATATATTGTGATTATGAATACATTAATTAACAACCTACTTAACGACATTACTAGTTACCCCCAACAGAAAGCTTATGACAGAATTAAAGACTCTGGAGATGTTTATTCTGCAGAATTTGAATTAGCTGGCTTTTCTAAAAAAGATGTAACTCTCAGTGTTATCGACAATGTCCTAACTGTATCAGCTAAGAATGAAGATAGATCTAGAAACTATGAATTATATTTATATGATTTAGTATCTGAAGAACACATTTCAGCTTCTCTGAAGAATGGGATGCTTCATTTGACCTTACCTAAGAAAGCTGTTAAAGGAGCTAAAAAAATAGAGATAAAATAATGGCGATATATGTTTACAAACATCCTGATACAGATGAACACCGCGAGGTAATTCAAGGGATGAATGACGAACATATATATATAGACGAATTTGGTTTACAGTGGGGGAGGGTTTGGACCGTCCCTCACGCCTCCATAGATAGCTGTATAGACCCTTTTAGTAAGCAGCAATACATCGACGCTACTTATAAAAAGAAAGGCACTGTGGGTAATATGATGGACTACTCAGCAGAACTCAGCGCACAAAGGGCAGAGAAAGCTGGAGGTCTAGACCCTGTTAAAGAAAAGTTCTATAATAATTACGCTAAAGAGCGTAACGGGACAGAGCATCCAAATAGGATTAAAGAAAAGGGTTACGAGAGTAAAGATGTCAAAGTGGATTACGATTAATAGTAAGTACCACTCATTTTTAATCCTTTATCTTGAGTAACTTCAAAAGTGTAACTTGCATCAAAATTCATTCTCCCATTTATACCCATAGAGTAATTAAAAGATGCTAATTTAGCGTCTTCTATTCTGTATATCATAGTTTTACCACTAGCTTCAAGAGTAAGATCGAATTGATATAACTGGTCTGAATCTAAGACACCTGTCATAGCTCCACTCTCAAATCCAGAAACTTGAGAAGAAATAGAAAATGAACCATTTGCTGGGAATTGCCTCTTTCTGCCGAATGCGTAATCATTCCCTAATCCATAAGCTGAAACGCGAGGTATTGATACGTTCATATCGACGGATTGAACTAGGTGTTTCCCAGATATTTGTTGACCTCCAACCTGTAAATTTTGTAAAGTTACATCGCTTCCAGCATTAGTAGGATTAACTATAGGTGGAGCTTTTTCTAGAGCTTCTGTAGATAAATCTTGAGTGAAATAAAATTGAGATCTCCCCACATTATTATTATTCCCTCCTGTCATATTTATAGCTGGCGACTCCATAGAAGTTCCTGTTAAGTTATCAAATAAAGCATTGGAACAAATATAAGAAGTACTAACTGTAGGTAATCCCCCAACAGCATAACTTATGCTATAAGATTGAGGGAAACAATTACCAAAAGCGATAGCATCACTACCATCAAAGTTATTAACTGGGCTTCCTAAACCTAGAGAATCAATAAAAGAATCCTCTTGATTTTCAGAAATTAAAACATAAAAATTCGTTGATTCTTGTGAATCGCCAGCATCAAAGATATTCTTAAATTCGTTTTTGGGGGTAGAATTTAAAAATCGGCTTTGCACTTCATTAGAAAAATTAGGTTCAGGTATATAGGTTATATTTAAAGATACATCTGGCTGATTATATATATCGTTAGCAGCTAAATCTTGAGAACCAATTTGTTTAGACTGCTGCCGAGAATAACCGATTGAATAATCTAAACTTTGAGCTAACTTATGCAATTTTAGATCCTTGCTACTAGTAGAGAAAGCACTCGTAGAATCTTGGGTAGCTACAATCGCATTATTGCTTCTTATTATATTTCTAGACATATTAAGTTCCTGTTGGAATTACACCCATAGGGTCTTCTTTGAGTTCTACACTTAACGTATTAGAATTAGCATAGTCCCACGTATGAGTCCACTTGGGGCTATAATAGACTTTTGGCCTGTTATAAACAGAAGGTATTTGATGTTTAAATCTACGGTAACCCCCTTTATTTTCTAAGAAGTGGAGCATTGTTTTTAATTGTTTGTCAGAGATATTATTAAAACTATAATTCATATCGAATGTAGCAATATTGTTATTAGTCTTTAGTCTCTGAGTAAAAGAGTTTTTATATTCTAGCTTATCAGCTTTAATTTCAACATTGTTTTGAGTACCGATATCAGGCTCGAAAAAGAAATCTTGCGTCCACATTGAGGAAGCTCCTGTTGGGGAATTTGATTGTGTGGATGTATGATCTCCAGTGCAGTAATAGAAGTTATCCAACTTATTTTGGTTCACACCTGTATATACTATATCATACTCTTCATAAGATTCAGAATAATTATAATCATCAAAAGTTAAATTTGGGAAACACCCCATACCAGACCATTTCAACAAAGTAGGGGCGTGGTCAACAGTTAAACTAGTCGCGACTTCGAAGTGTTGATTATTAACAAAATTAATAGCGTAATTATCACAAAAACCAGAAACAGTTTTATAAATTCCCAAATTATCAGGCTTAAACTCTATAGGTAAATGCCCCGATTGAGCTTCAAAAAAGTTAGCAAGCCTTCTAGCATTAGTTTCATTTACTTCATATTTTAAAGCAAATCTAGCCACTAAACTATCAACAGAAAGAGGGATTAAATTATAATAAAAATCATCAGTAACATAACTGTGATTCTTAGCTTGAAACTCTACAGTAGATCCATAAACTGGTGTAATATTAAGATGTGCAAGTTTCGAAGGCGTAGTTATACCGCTTATGTTACGATCTCTGTTGTAAAATAAATCTTCACTCATGAGTGTCCAATATAGTTAAGGGTTAATCTTACAGATCCATCTGCGGATGCATTGATCTGCTCAGAAACTAAAGAAGCTTTAGGTATTGATAATGTCTGTAGGTTCGTGCCATCTCGACCTTTGACAGAAAAAGATAAAGTTTTATCTGATCTACCTTCTTCAAAAAAACTAAAACCACTGGCTAAAAATATATCATCCACATCTATTTGAACAGAAGCATTATACTCAATAGGGTTTACATGTTTTACCTCCACAGGGGTTTCAGATCCTATAGTATAGTATGGGATTTTCTTTACAGATAATGAGTAATCAAAACCTAAAACCCTATTAGTACTACTGTAATCACATGTAGCTGTTATAGAACCCTGACTCGGAATATCTATACTAGTAGGTGTTGATCCTGTAGCGTTAATACCGCTTTTCATTTCATCATAAACAATAAAACTAGAATTCACTTTAGGAACAGACCCAACAGCACAGTTTACAGAATAAGATTGTAGATAACCGCTTTCAAAACCATAAGAAGTATTATTATTGTAATTAAAACTTCCCTTCATTACTTTTGAATCTCCAGTAAAATCAAGAACTGGATCATTATAAATTAACGATCTAGAAAAAGAAACCGTCTGATTCGTAGCCCCAGCTACAGTAATTACCCCTTTAGTAGATCCTAAAGGTTTAGCTATGTTAGAGCTATTCTGATATCCGATATCAATCGAATTAATACCAGAAAGCTCTCTAGCTGAAGGAGTCCCATCTTGTCCTGATATGAAGAAGTGGGAATCGTAATTTAGTGTTGTTCCGTACATTATGCTCTAGCTTGTCTTAGTGACCCTCCCAGTCTTTTCTCGTCATCAATCACTTGTTTAACTACATCTTTTATCTTCATTGCTAATGAATTTTGCTGATCGTCTCCACTACCTTCAGAGTTAGATGACCCATCAGAGTTAACGGTGATATTAATCACAGTCTCTCCAGAATTATCAGAAACAGAGATAAGTTCATCTAGTTTACTTACTACGTCTCCAGATCCTCCGCCGCCCCCTGAGTTGAGAGCGTCCAAATTACCTCTGCCAATTCTTTGGGTTGCAGCAGCGTTCATGACGAACTCACCACCAGACAACATAGAAGGGATTGTATCTACTCCAGCTGCATAAGGAATTGATCCTCCTGTAGCTCTTTTTCTCAATGCAGGTAACATCGAAAACCCAGCTGTTCCTTCTCCATAAGGTAGCCCTCGGTCCTCTGGTGAAAAGCTTCCACCCTGCAATATTCCTGCTCCATATGAAGAGGATGTCGGTCTTTGGCTAGCAGAACGAAGAGAAGAAATATTCAATCCCTCGCTAGCTTTCGAAATGTCTGCTGAACCGAACACATCCGTTAGATTGTTAAATTGCATCTTGAACCTTTGAGAAAAGCTCATATCTGTTCCGTTTTCGTTTAAAGGCATTGCTCTGTTTCCCGTCCCCATTGTAGCGGCATTCATCACTGAATTAAATAAAGTACCAATACCAAAATCGGTAAGTCTATTTTTTAACATAGAACTAAAACTTTTACGACTTTCTTTAGCTGCTCTTTCTTGTTCTACCTGCCTAGTAAACAAGCCAAACGCCCTCTGCTTGGAGGCTTGCTCTCTTTGGAATGCTGGGCTATTTCTGCGTCCAAACATCGTTAGAGCCGCGCTCTGAGGCTCTAAACCTATAGAGGCGAATCCTGAACCAGAATTAAATTTATCAGAAGCTCCTGTAGTGGATGATTGTGTCGCGAAATCTAATAGATTCTGCGTACCCTTAATTTCTCGTTGGCCATAAGTCCCTGGGGTGAACAAACCCCCTCTAGCCATAGCTGGGATAGTACCTGAGTTCAAAGAATTCATGAAACCAGAACCGTATTTCTGAACAGAACTCTTCCTCATAACAAATTCTCCACCTGTTAGTAAAGCGGGGACATCATCTCTAGTCCCAGAACCTCCTGTTACTTTACCTCCTGCGTTATATGATCCTTGTTGTTGCATAGAAGGCAAAAATTGAAAAGCTTGGAAAGCTTTACTAAGACCCGCTTTGAAATTACTTTTAGATTGCTCAAGGAAAAAGCTTGCTGCCGCTTGCTTAAGAACATCACCCAAATTTTCTCCCTGTGCTATTGCATTAGCCATACCATCAGTGATAGTGTCAACAAATTGTCTAGCGTTAGACACTAAGCTATCATTAAGCCTATCTTGTATGTCTTTATTAGAAAGTATAAATTCATTTTCAAGTTTTGCGCCAAGAGAATCATTTATTTCTAATCTCTGCTTTTCTAGTGATAAGAGTTCTTCCCGTTTTTTTATTATTAAATCTAAAGGAGGTTCTTCATCATTTAACATAGCGACTAATTCGGCCTGAACTTTGAATTGTTCATTTAAAATTCCCATTTCTCCTTCTTTATTTCTTCTACCTGCTCTAGTTGGGGCTAAAAAGGCTTCCGCCTGTAATTTTCTCATTGCTGACTTTCGAGTTACTTCAACTTGAGCCACAGGGTTTTCTCCTGCTCTAGATCTCAGATTTTTGTCTATCATTTGATCAGTGATATCAATCATAGAACTCCCCGAAGCAGCGGTAAGAGTTGCTAATTTTAAATCTTCTGCTTGCTGCCTTAAATTATCGGTAAACTCTTCTAGTAATTGAGAAAAGAACTTAATTTGTCCAGCTGCGCCTTTCCGCTTCCCAGCAAGATCAATGTTAACTCTTTCGTCTTCTTCAGTACCCGCTAATCCTAATTTTTCTCTCTCTAATTCTGCAGCCTTCTTAGCAACAAGATCTGCTTGTGGAGAGGTAACAGTGGGTAAAGCTATCGATTCAGGCGGTTGTCCAATAGGAGTCATTCCAAATAGATTAGGTTTAGGTGATTCGTCTTGAATCTTTAAAGAGCCTACCCCCTTAAGAAATTCTTGAGCTAGACCTATATCACCTATACCTTTTATTTTTTTCACCAATTCTTCTATTTCTCCAGTGAAACTAGGCATCTCTTTGATCAAATCTACTAAGCTAGATTTTGTATTGTTTACTACTTGATTTTCTTTTTCTTCTATATTTATCTTTGCTTGTTCTTTAACAAAACCTTCTTCAGCTGAAGCTGTTTGTCTATCAGTGGCGAAAGGGTTATTTATATCGAATAAAGATCTTCTTCTATCTAAATCCCTCTGGGCGGTCCTAGTCGCATCAGTTTGACCTGTTTCCTCTCTAAAAGTTGCTCTATTTAGATCTCTAGTAATATTCTCTATAACTTCTGCTCTTCTAGCATCTAATATCGCTTGTTGCTGAGTGGTAGATAAGTTTGATTTTCTCTGTTTCCCCTCTCTTACTAATTTTGCTATATTAGCGTCATTAAGCCCCGTCATAGCTTCAATCTCGTTAGTACTTTTACCTAGAGTAGCTAAAGTCTTATTGAGTAAATCTCTCCGTTTGTTTTCGTCACTTAATATTTCTAGACTACTTGACTTAAAAGTTTCAGTTAGAAAATTAACTTCATCAAGTGATAAGGTTATTTGTTCGTTAGCGTCTACTTGTTTTTGTATTTCATCAGCGATGCTAGAGTTCGTTGATACATCTTGTTTTGCTAAATCTATTCTGTTC